TCTTCTTATCATATCTCTAATATAATGCTTCGTATTTGGGTCCCCATAAGCTCCACTTATGGGCCGGCTAACGGCAGGGACGAAGTCTATATTAACCCCACAGCCACCTTCTCCCGGTTGAGCTAAACTCCCCCAAGGATTTTGCTGAACACAAGTAACTGGCATCTCTGGATCCTTTGATCCTGTTGGTCCTGAACCAACAGAAGGATCTGCCACATCACCTGGTTCTTGTTTCCTAATTTCTTGGGAAACATTTTCTATATTGGCATTTCTTGTCGCAGCGCCAGAAATAACTGCGGTTCCCATTCCAAAGGCCATCATTGATCCATAAAGATTTTTTGAATCAGACTGACCTTGCACAACTTTCTTCTTCTTAGTAGTTTTTAATGCAGGAGGCGGTACATAGGTCGGATCTACAGGTCCTGCCACTTCCGGATTAATAAATGAAGCAAATATCCACACTTCATAAGTTGATGCCACACTAGCATCCGTCTTATAAGTAGCTTCATTACTAACATTGACAGCCCACATCAAATCCTCCCCATCATCCGAATTTGTACCTCCTCCAAGAGTTGAATCTTGCGTCATAAACCAATTTCGTAAACTAACATTGGGCAACTCAAAAACAGCTGCGTTCTGCTCGTTTAAACTCAAAACAATTGGATCCTTGCTAATCCACAGGTCATCCCCACTATCATTGGTTTGCGAAGAGTTATAATATGCACACCTTGTAATCCAGGCAAAACCATATTGTTGAGGCAATGATTTCACTAGAATTTTAACTTTAACTCCCGAAAAACGATAAAACTGATACAAAGACAAAATTTTCTGTAACGCCACTTGCCTTCGTAACTCCTTCACTACTGAATAACTGTTTCGTGCTTCTCTATTTCCCGAAATATTGATCACCCTTTGCTCAAGTAAATACTCCCGAGTTAACAAAGGTTGATAAACATTCAAATTGTGCTCGATCATCTTAGTCATAGGCTTACCCATAAATACTTGATCTTCGGTTAAGATGGTTTTTGTTAAACCAGTGGTTTGCTCATAGGGCACCACTTCTCCCTCTAATGCTGATTGTTGATTGCTCGTCCCATATTGCGGTGTTGCGCTTCGTACGAATGGACTAGTACGTACGTACGCACCGGTATCGAGTGTAAGTCACTGAGGCGCGACCCATGGAATATCTCCACTTCCCATGTCCATGCATTCCTCATTGATCCAGTTTTCCCTCATGGCGGAGGAACTTACATAATGATACTGATCGATGTTTCGTTCTTGCTCAACGTCATAAGACGCTGGAACAGGGCACATCACTCCACTCACTCTGCACCACTTATACAACTGTCGACAGAAACGCTCATAATCCTTTTGAGGATAATTTGACATCTCCGCCAAAGCTGTCTTAATATTAAGTTGAAGTTGCTCCTCCTTAGTAACTCCAACTTTTGAAATTCGAATCCATGCCAACATTCCGAATATAGAATCCATGTCTAGAGGTGCTGCTACGCTTACCACAGATCCTTCATGAACGATTGGCCTAAACTTACGCGCTAAAAACGATATTTCATCAGGTTTAAGAAAAGGTGATGTAACATCCTCTTTTCCAGGTGTTGTATACTTCATTCCAAACCATTCCTTAAAATACTTCTTCAAAACTAACATATTATACCAATCCTTAATGTCAGGATGAGCTCCTCCTAAATTATCGTCTCCATATGCACAGAAACGAACCCATTGTTCAAAACTCATCTTAACGTCAGGCCTAAGAGCACAGAAAATAATCTTATGCATCATATAGTTTACGAAAGTATTAAAATTCGATGTACAATAATGCCCTGAAGACACTCCCCTAAGTAACTGGTAAGCGTATCCAGCATGCAAAAAAACACATCCCACAACTGTTTTGGCTAGCGCCATCAAAATTTTACCCAACTTTGAATCTGGCCTAACCCTATACTTATTACACGCCCACATTCCATAAAACCATGTCCAAAAATGCAGTACTCCGTAATCCCAACCTCCACAATCAGAACCAAATATAAAATCCGGCCCTAACTCGTGAATGTAACGATACAAGTCATGCCAATCAAACCCTAAAGGATTGATGCCAACTTTACACGGATTGCTCATCATATGTCTTTTCATGATATCAAAAATAGGTTTGAAATACATACAACACAGTATTGCAACTGATAAAGAAGAAACAAAAAACATTCTCGTTTTACCAGCTAATACTCTACTCCATTCTCTCAACTCATCCTTCAAACACGCTTCGGAATAAGAAACTATGTCAATCCCCATAGAAATCGCCATTAATAAAAGTTGTATAGACAACCTCAACTCTTGTGCAATTTCTTTAGTATGTCTATTCCACAATTTCTTCTTCCTTGTAGGTATAATCTCAACAGGTTCTGAACGTACTTCAAAACCCTGCTGTTTAAACTCATAGGTAACAGATGTATCGCAGGGCAAAGCATCAATGCCTTTTTCTGGATCCCCAAATAAAACTTGCTCCAACGTATAGGGCTCTGGAACTTCTGGAAAGTCACAAAAACCTTCTAGAAGCTCATCCACATGCTTTGTGGCGTATTCTATTCCTGTAAAATCCGTTACCATCTCTCTCTCTTCAAACTTTTTCAATGCGTTTTTCCATGGATCAACGTAAGTTTTTCCATTGTCGAACGTAGTGAACGTAAGAACTGCTGGTGCCACTGGCACACAGCCATCATTTACCATTGCCGATTGTATAGGAGATGCTTCGTAACACGTCTCCGTTGGACTATAAACTCTTCGTGGGAGTTTACCAATCGGCTCTAATCCAGGAATAAAAGGAGCATCCTTTATATTCCCAGTATCAATCTTAAGAGTTGGGTGAACCCATAAGTCACCTCCTTGCCCCTCAATCATAATATCTTCTTTCCACAATGGGGTAACAATGCCTGAACCAGATATAGTTCCTGCATGAAATCCCATAATATCTACAGACCCTGGACAAATTGCTATAAACATTTTGCCACAGTCTCCAGCCTTACCCGCCCCTTGTGGTACACGATAATACTCCGATATCTGCAACGACTCCTCATGCCCATCTAATGGGTCAAAAGTTGTCCTAATCGAACTCGTGCAAAATTTTGCCTTAGAAGCTTTCATGTAATGATTATCCGTTCTCATTGCATTACTACCCTCTTTAGTATAAACGATTTTATGTACTCTAACACATTCATACTCCAACGGCTTGCCTCGGCTAGGCAAGTGTTTTTCAAGACTCTTAAAAGAGTTTGCTGTTTTGGGAAGAAAATAACACATACCATCTCTATCCTTAAGTTTCTGCTTACGATCTATCTGATATTGTTGTTGAATTCCTCCCTGTCTATCCAAAATAGCTATATATCTAGCTCCTCCAACCTGATAATCTACATGAGCAACAGTAAAAACCTGCCGCCCAGAGATCAATGCGTCACAAACAACTCCTCTATTAATATCTTGACCATACAAACACACTTTATGTTGATAAATTGAATTCGAATACAATTTATCATTTTTGTCCTCAATACCAAATTGAGCTTCATAACTTTCTCCACTAGTTTGTGATTGAATAACCTTCTTCCTCTGATCCACTCTCTTCTGTAATTTTTGACGTGAAATCATATTACCTTTTTGAATAGACTGAGCTTCAATTTGTGACTCCTTCCTTTTACAATAATTTCTTAAAGTTACCATTAAGGAATACACTCCTCCAAAAAGTGCCATAGCCCCTGCTATTGGCACTAAAACATCTAACCAAGTTTGATGTCCTAACGCTCTTCCATTCACAGTCCTATTTGCACTAGAAACCTTTGCATACGTTATCGGTTTAATAAACGATGACACATACTTAGGATCCCAGTACTTCATAGCTAGCTCCTGAGCTCCTCTCTCAGTATCATGAATAACCTCCATATAAAACTGAAACATTTTCATCTCCTCTTTAGACATAGTAGTCCCTGCTGCATACAACATATCGTCAATCTCCTTTCTCTCATGTACCATCCATGGCGGTATTTTCACTATATCATAATATTCCAACGCTCGCACACTGGGTCCATGTCGCCCTATTTTATACTTTGCCACATACATCGCATCCAACGGATTATCTGACAAAGAATAAGCTCTAGTAATATATTGTAAAGCAACATACGACATATCATCTCCTATCTCCCAAAGCAAATCCCGTAATGAATATCCTTCAATTGGTCTACAATTTCCTATTTGCCATCTTCCTTCACATTCTCGCAATAACCCTTGCGCTGTTCCTTCATACCACTTAGTAAACTTCTGCGACAACCTTGTAATCAAGTTTGTTTTAGAAGCAACATAAGATCCCAATTGCCAACACGCTGATAGTCCTCCTGACCACCATATAAATGTTGCAATTCCAAATAATACATCCGTTTGCGATTCATATTCCTTCTCTTTTCCTTTGTGCATCATTTGAATCCACTCTGCAAACTCCTCCTGACACGGTTCAGTGTGAGCATCGTAACATAAACTAGCATACACAGAGTACGCATACTTAAGCCCTTCTGCTGAAAGATAATCCCAAGAGATGGGAAAGGTCGTGTCTAAGACTTGAATACCTTCTTTCTTTCTTAACATCTGAACTCCTCCTTCCCTACTATAAGTTAATCCTTCTGATTGTTTAGTTCCTGAAACTTTATACGACTCTCCATGACACCTAATTCTAGTTCTTCCTGTTTTCTTAGCAGCATTCCATGCTGACTCCTGCCTTGCATCATGTTCCTTAACTCTAACTTCTTTTGATAGCGATTGTGCCGTTATTTCCTCCTTAGCAGCCAAAATATCTTTCAACTTAGCTGTAACCTCCTTAACATTAGAGTAATCTTCCGAAAAAGAATCTTCCTTCTTTTGAGTTTTTGTATACTTACTCCAATCCATACTTCTTGCTACTTCCGATGGTGCTTTTTGAGTATACTTCATTATAATATGATCACCAATCTCAGCAATCAAATCAGTCAAAAGTATCTTCCCAGAATCCAATCCATTTTCATAGGAAAAAGAATGAACATGTTTTCCTGCCTCATAAGTTTTACAAACATCAAAAGACCACACCGAATTAAGTTCAGTAAGATCATACATGTACGTACAATCCAGATCTTTTTCTCTAGTTAACCTTATTGGAAAATGTAACCTTCTCAACAAAGCTTTACTATCTGTCATACCCATGTTATTAAAGTCATCAAAGTTTGTTGAACATATAACTAATTTGGAACTATAAAAAACTGAACCTTTAAGTTCCACAGCAGCCATATTTAATGGCAAAACATCATTTCCGATGATTTTAAGTAAAGAAGAAATTTCTGTTGATCTTTCCTCTTTATGCACTGTTGCACAAACTTCATCTATTCTATGACAGAACTGACCTGCATAAGTTTCCCAATAGTCAGTTTTATCAGCTTTTGTAAATATCTGTTTGTTCGACCAGGGCTCTAATCCTACCAAATCAGGCGCTTTACACTGTACATATTCA